TCGTAAATATTCAATGTTTGGGCGTATGGGATTTTATCCCTTAAATCGTCCTAATAATTTATTTAAATTAACAAAAGAACAAATTGAATTTATTGAATTCATAAAATTACCAAATGTTCATTTAAGTAGCAATGACTGGTTTGATATATTTGATATTTATAAAAATGATGAAAATTCATTATTTATATTTGACCCGCCTTATGTTAACTCCAATAATGACTTTTACACGAACCGAACATTAAATGTTTATGAATATTTCTTTAATAATAAAATTGAAGATTTTAAAAGCACAATATATTTAATTCTGGAAGATATATGGATAATTAAATTATTATTTCAAAATAATAAAGTAATTGAAACGTATGGCAAAAAATACGAATTAAGCAAAAGAAAAACAAACCATATTATCATATATAATAAATATATATAAGAAATAAATATTATAATACTAATGGGGCGCGGCGAACTCGTGGTTGTCGAGCGGCTCTTTCAGCCTCTCTTGCGGCGGCTTTTGCTTCTTTTTCTGCTTGCTTTTGTTGTCTTTTTGCACTTTGTTCTTGTATTTTTGCCGTTTGTTTTCTCGCTGCTTCGATTTGCTTTTCAATTTGTCTTATTGTTGGTGGTCTCGGTTGTTTTGGTTGTAGTCTTTTTTCATATGCAATCTGTTTTTTAAACTCTTTATCCATTGCTCGTTTTTCTTGCATTCTCATTTTTTGTTTTTCTCTTTCTTGCATTTTTGCTTCTTTTTCTGCTTGCTTTTGTTGTCTTTTTGCACTTTGTTCTTGTATTCTAGCTGTTTGTTTTCTCGCTAGTTCAATTTGCTTTTCAATTTGTTTTATCGTTCGTCGTCCTGTGTTATCAACTGCTGCTCCTGGCATTCGTCGTGATTGCGTCGGCTTTAATGGTCCAATAAACCGTTTTGGATATACTCTATTATCTTTTTTAGCTTGCATTTTTGCTTCTTTTGCTTCTCCTCTCATAAATTCTCTTTCAGTTGCCGCAATGTCTCTTGCTTCCTGTTTTGCTGCTTTTTCCGCCGCTTTTGCCGCCGCTTTTGCTTCTGCTTTTTCGCGTCGCGCTTCTTCTCTCATAAATTCTCTTTCAGTTGCTGTAATGTCTTTCGCCTCCTGTTTTTCTGCTCTTATTCGCGCCCTTTCTTCGCGTGTTATTTTTACTTTTGGCATAGCTGCTCGCGCAGCTTTTTTTGCCATTTTGTCGGTATAATTTTGCGCTCTAACTTGATAAACGGTTGATGGTTCTCCGCTAGATAAATAATTAGTGTTATAACCCCGTCTAATTAAAGCATTTATTATTGTGTTTTTTGTTTTAAAATCTCCTTTTTTTACGGTAGGATCGCTTTGCGCTACTCGTTTTAAAATTGCATCATATTCTGCTTTTGTATAACTACTTGTGCTAGGAACATTGCCAAATACAACCATATATTAATTTATCTAATTAATATAAAAGAAAAAAATAAATGAATATCAAAAATGACATCAGTTTAATTTAACCGTGATAAATGCCAAGGGCGTTTCCTTTGCTATCATAATGCCCTAATTGTTTCACATTTTCAGAACCCTTATAATTACCTAAACGAACCATTTTTCCGGTTTTATAATCGCCATATACTTCTCCGACTTTATCGACTATATTTGCAGCCGTTCCAATAAAGTCCATTGTTCTAATATTATTAAATATTATTTTTTAAAATACGATGAAAGCAAATAATAAGCAATATCATTTATAATATTATAAAATTTTTTGTACCAATTTGTGCTATCATATATAATTAATTGAAAATGCATATAACAAGATGGAGCATCGAGAATGAATTCCTGATATTCATTTATTATATTAAAATTAATGTTTTTAATATTTTTATTTGAAATTTCAAGTTCGTTATTATTATTATTATAATTAATGGTCGAAAATAAAGGTATATCGCGTGAAAACCAACAAATGATATTTGAAATGCCTAAATTTGAATTATAACGCCTTAAAAAATTTTGCTGGGTATTAGTATCTAAAACTAAATCAGATGTTAATATTATTTTAGAATATGGCAGCATATTGGTGAATGTTTCAGAATAATATTTAATATTTGGATTAAGTGTTTTATAATATAATGGCTCATTGATAAAACCAAAAAGCAAAGCACAATTTAAGGGATAAAATAAAATTTCAGCGGTGCTTTCTAAAATATATTTATTGGTGCTTTTATCATAATTAAAATTTAATGGTATATTTAAATCAGATAAAAGAGTATTAATAACATCTTTTAATATTGTCGCGGTATATGAGCCATCGGGGATTATTATATTATAATCAATACTATTATATCTAACTTTAAATAAGTTGTTTTTGTGAAAATTTGAAATATTGAGCATCGCATTCATAATAGAAAAATCAATTAATTTAAATTTAATTTTATCATTTCCTCTAATATCAATATTAACATCTAAATCAACGTTAAAATTATAATTATATTCATTTATTTTTTTAAACTCCGAACAATAATAAACATCTTGAATTATTTCAACCATTTCTTTTATTCTCTTTATTTATATTGTGATACAATATTATCGAGTTCAAGGTCATTGTCTTCAAATAAAAGACCTAAAATAAAATGACCAGCGTTTGCGGCTGAAATTGTAAAACCTGCATCTCGTGCAACAAAACTGCTATTAAGTTTAATAACAATGTTATTAATTACCTGAGGTAATAAAATTACGCTTATTTTATCATTCATAAGCATTCCGGGGATTTTTTGATTATTTACATATATAATAGGATATGATTCACGGTCATTTGAATATGTGCTTTGGTTATCGTGCATTAAATTCATAAGTTTAATAATTAATGGTTTGACGGCATCTTCATTACTTACATATGATATAACCGATAATTTAGTTTGATTAAATAATTGAAATTGTGGCACATCAAATGTTAATTCACGATAAGTTGTACCCGATGCTGGTACTCGGCTTGTAGCATAAAAAGTATTAAGCCAAATTATACGCTTTTTTTTATATTGATATGATGGTAAAAGCCCTTGGCGATTACTTGCATCATTTTTATCAATAATATTATACGGCAATGACATCATTTTTTTTATTTACTTTCTAATATAACATTAGAATTATTTTCATCACTTGATATTATTAATTTGGATGGATAATACATCGGATTATTTTCCTTATCATATATATAATGGTTTTCAGGTACATCACATTCGATTACTTTTTTATCTAATTTATAAGAATTTTTAACCGCTTCTAAATCTTCATCGGTGAACGGTTCTTTCATTCCTTTTTTTGCTCTTATATGTGCAATAATTGACATATGAATAATAAAAGGGTTTTCTTTTTCTACTTCCGAATGCAAAACCTTTGCTTGTGCATATAAGGTGTCGTATTCTAATTTGTCGGCTTCGTCAAATTCATCGGGGTACGGCACATCTTTTAATATATTTGATTTAATCATATCTATAAAATAAAAAGAAAATTATTTAACAATTAATTCAATATTCCAATTTTTGAAAAATTTAACCCCTTTTTTCTCCATTGAATTATTAATTATCGTTAAGCAGTCATTACGCTGGTCGGTTGCGTGTTCATATAATTCAATAAAATCATTAATTGTTATAATTCCATTTATATCTTCATAAACTTTATTTAAAATTTCATTATACGAATTTGATTTAAATATGCAATAAATGTCGATATTACTTCTAACGATTGGCGGGATAGCTCTAAATGATTGAGTTGTAAATATTAAATTACATTTTAAATGACGATGTTTAATTGTTAAATTTGATAATAGCGATTTAGCTTTTTTATTAAATGCACCCATACCAATTAAATCATCAAATATAAGCCAATTAATTGTCGGTTTAATATCTCCATAACATTCATATGGTGGCATAAATTCTTTTTCTTCCAATTGTTCTAATTCTTCGGTTTCTAATTTTTCAACGTCTTTAATTTTTTTAAACTTATCATAAGTTTTTTTATAATTCAAATATTTGTCGTATTGGCTTTGCTTCATTTTAACGTCATCTAAAATGCCGATTAATATATCATCGGTATAATCTAAATAAAGGTCTTTTTCTTGGTCTAGTGATGATAAAACCTTATAAACCTCATTTGCACCTGATGTAGCAGTAGGACAAACAAGAATTGTTCGCATTTGATATTCAACCCCGTCATCATCTTTAATTTTTGAATTTTCATAAAATTTTAATAGTTGAGTTAATTTATAACTTTTTCCCGTTCCTTTGCTACCGATATATAACTGAGTATTAAAAAGTAATGGTAATGAAGGGTTTGTGCTTTGCGGTACATTCTTTTTTTTAATATTAAATGGTTTATCATCAATATTATCAACTGTTTTTTCTATAATCATTCTTATTAAATATTACGAGAATAAATCATTATATAAACGTTGTTTATTATTTTCAATTAATTTTTTTTTCATTTCATCCCGTGATATTTTAAGGTCTTTTTTCATTTTTGGTATTTTAACAATTTCTTCAATTATTTCTTCGTCGGTTTCGCTTTCTTCAATTTCAATTGTGCGTTTAACTATTTTTTTATGACGATTACCGGGAACGCGCACAACTTCTTCAATTATTTCTGGTTCTCTTAAATCCTTTTTTGTTTCAAATTCTTTTATTTCTTGTTTTATTTCTTTTTTTGCTTTTGGCGCTGGTTTCCTTTTAAATACTTCTGGTTCTGGTGCTGGTTTATTAATATCTAAATTATTTATTTTTTTAATTAAATTATTATCATTAATTTCGTTTGCTTCTGCTTTTGCTCTCGCTTCTGCTTTATCTTTTTTAGCTTGTCGGGCTTTTTCTAAAAGTTCGTTTCGTGTTAATTTTGGTTTTTTAATTTGTTCTGTTTCATTTTCAATTTCATCGTCCATATCTATATATATTTTTTATATAGAAAAAAAATTAATAATATCCAACTACGGTTAATGGATTAGTTGTTATAACATCAGGTTTATCACGTTTCGCATATTCTTTTAAAGTTTTAAAAATGCTTAAATTGCGCCCATCATTATATTCCATTGTATTTGGTTTCATATTAAAGGCAAATGGATCGGCGAATTTTTGCTGCCCACTTCTGGCATAATTACGACTCAAATTTTCAACGGTTTGAAATGATGCATCGGTCATATAAGTATTAGCAACTGATGGCATACGGGTATTTCTTGCTTCATTTTCTTTATTAGCTATATTAAATAATTCATTATAAAATAAATTTGCATCTTGTTTTATAATATTCATTATGACACCAATCTTCTAATAGTATAAATGAAAATTATTTTTTAAATTACGGTAATATTACGCCCTGCTTGTATGTTTAATATTTTAGATGTTCGCGCATAAAGAACCGGTATGACGGTTTGAGAATTTGAAGCGCCATTAAAATTTGCTTCCCATGTTATTGTTAATGTGCTACCGAGTGAATTTAAACCCGAAATCCAAAAATCTTTATTATCTTGAATAGTTAGGTCTTCAATATGAGCGAAATAATATTTACAAAAATGCACGAGTGAGAAAATGCAGGCATTAATTCCATTTGTTCCCAGGTCAATGTGATTATAGCCGAGTGTTTTCATAGTTTCAATAAATATTTCTTTTGGTGTAATAAATCCATAATTTAGAGGGCGATTATTTATTGATATCCGGCTATCACGGATAGAAGCGCCATTTCTTAAAAAGTAGTATGAGTTCATAAAACCATCCCCTAAAACATCAGAACGAGTTGTTCCAGTATTATTAGCTTTACCAATTGGATCGGCTACAATTTGAGACATATTAAAAACAGTTGTACCGGCATCATTTGAACCATAAGCAATCATTGGTTTCCATACTGAATTTTGGTCGGTTTTAGCGAGTGTGCAAATAATCTGGTCAAGTGAATTAGCGGATACATTCCAATTAACACTAATACCTGCGCTTTTAGTAGCAGAAGCAAAGCGAGCATTTAAATATGAGTAAAAGCCAACATTAAGACCTGATGAAGCTAATTTAGAAGCCTTTAAATCATAATATTCATTAGAAGCGAAAGAAATAACATCACAGGTAGCATAAACATTATCGAGAGTAAAAGAAGCTCCGGCAAATGTTGTACCATTAAAAGTAGCTGGAAGAACATATGGTGAAGCAAATTGAATTTGAATAAATACGTCACCTAGGTCTGATGTATCAAGAACGCTAGGAGAAAAAGAACCAATAGGTCCGAGCCAGTGCGTAATAGCTCCATCAATTTTAGAAGGGGCGGTTGCAGTTGATGATGTCCAATTTGAACCGACAATTGCAACATCCGCGGCTGTTGTTGGATCGGCGCTAGTAAATCTTAAAGAAGGGTCAAAGAATTCGCAAATATTACGCTTTGAAAATTGGTCAAATGAACTCCCTTCTAAGTCCATTAAAGTATTATATAAGAAGTTATATCCGGGTAAAATGTCTATCGTATTACCATTAACAATAATTGACATACGTTCAACTAGGGATGATGAATAACGAGGGTGAATAAATACACCGGTTGTTCCTGTTGTTGAAAATTGATAAAAGAAATTAAATGTTTTTAAATCAACAAGGGATGAATTAGGTAATTTTATGGTAATTATGTCATTCGGGGCAATCCCGGTTGTGCGGTCAGGTGTCATTTTTACACCAACTCGGGACATATTACCAACTAATGTTTTAATGCGATATGATAAAGAAGTTGGGAATGATGAAGTTATATCTGCCATTTTATAATTATCTAATTATTAGATGAGATAATAATTTTAATTCATCGTTATGACGAAATCGGGCTTATCAGGAAATATATAATTATTTAATGTAAAATCTCGTAATTTTTGGCGGTATTCTTTTACTGTTATTAATTGCTCGGGTGTTAATGGATAATCAGGCATCAAATATTTATCGGTTTCAGATAATATTAAATTTCTTTGATTTTTTGATAATCCATAATTAATATATTCTTCCATTCTTATTAATAATTAATGAAATTATTTTTATCCTCTTATTTTCACACGAACCACGCCAGCATAAACAGGATTATTAACTTGTATAAAAAGTGCATTATTTCCCGAACCATCCCATCTTTCCCCGACTTGGACATAATAATTACTTGGTGAAGATGAAGCAGGATTGCGAAAATCGGTCGATATTTGAATAACTCCACCATTAGTAGCAGGAGGAACACCCGTTCCTCCTCCTGCGGAGTGAGATAAATAAACACGACCAAACCAGCAAATATTTTGAAGTCCTCCGGCGTTAAGTGGTAAAATACTGACATTTAAACACGTATGACCTGAATACCAAAAGCGATTAAGAGGGACAAACCAACCAGAAGATGTTGTTCCATTCCAATTAACAACGAATGTGAAGTCTTCGCCAAAACTATCACAGCATTTTGTCGTTATATATCGATTAACTCTCAAATCTCTATTAATCATAACATCATTATTATTATATAAATTCATAATTGACCCGAATAAATTATTCATAAACATATGCCCTAATTGTGAATTTCCCCCGCAACAATAATATGTAATTTCATTTAAAGCAAAATATAAACGATTAACTCCATCAATAGAAGTGTGCCAATCGCTATTTTTTAATTTTAAAACACCATTAATGGTCGTATTTCCATTAACATATAATTTTTCAGTTTGTGGAGTTGTTCCAATTGCTACATTAGCTAAAATAGAAGCAGTATCGGCTGCCCTATCCATAATTAATCTACCTCTAATATAATTAGCCCCACTACTTCCAAATTGAAAATGTGAAACGCTTCCATCAGGATTATAAACATCAAAAGAACTCATTTTTACAATTCCAATAACATTTAATTTATATGTTCCAGGGTCATTTATTCCAATACCAATATTTCCATTTTGTAAAATAGTTAATGTAGCCGTTGAACTCGCATTTACTATTCTTAAATCATTTTTTGTGTCATAATCAACATTATTAACAATTCGCCATCTCGGGACACTTGTTGATGCGAAATTATTATAAAAGTCTAGAAATGTGCCTCTATTTGTTGTTGCATTACCGGCAATTAATCTTAAAATAGATAAACCCGTGCCTGCTGATGAGTCTATTGATTGAATTGCGTTGTTTCCTGCTGATGCGTATAAATATAATAATTCTCCGGGTGTTTCAGTTCCAATGCCAATATTTCCATTTGAAAGAATTGTCATTTTAGGATTACCACCACCACAATAAAATTTATGAGATGCCCCTATTGGCACTGAGTACCATAATGTAGATCCATTAATTCCCAATGAATACGGGAGAGAACCAACAGCACCAGCCCATAATATTATTTTATCACCATTACCACCATACACCCCATTAGTTGGCGCGCCTACATTAGTATTATTAGTTGTTGTTATTTGTCCAAATATTCCCGTAGTTCCATTTAAAGTTGTGACTCCAGTTATTTGACCACTCATAACACCACCCGACAATTTTAAAAAATTAGCATTTATAATATTACTTATATTTGATGCATAATTTGAAGAACTGCCTAAATTAGTATTTATTAAACCGCGTAAAATATTGGATGTTCCTAATGTAAAATTTGAACTATCCCTGATAATAACATTTGAAACATTTGATAAATAATTA